TATTTCGGGCTTTCCTGCTCCGAAGGTTTCATTAGCCATCTATAAATATTTTCTAAAAGTACCTATAATATGTATGCCACGCAACGAAGATAGTAAATATAGACAAGGAAAATATCGTCCACAAAATCCCAAAAAGTATGGAGGTGATCCTACAAATATTGTCTATAGATCTTCATATGAATTGAAATTTATGCAATATTGTGATTTAACAGAAAGTGTTAATTCCTGGAAGTCTGAAGAATTCTTTATACCATACGTTTCTCCAATAGATAATAAGGTACATAGATATTTTCCAGATTTTTTTGTCAAATACAAAGATAAGAATGGAAATAATAGGACTTTAGTTGTGGAAATAAAACCAAAAAAAGATTTAAAAGAACCAGACACAAACCCAAAAAGAAAAACGAAATCTTGGGCATACCAAGTGAAAACTTGGGCAGTAAATCAAGCAAAGTGGAAAGCAGCAAAAGAATGGTGTGCTGATAGAAAATGGGAGTTTAGAATTTTGACGGAAAGCGAATTGGGGATATCAACAAAATGATAGCAGAATCAATCATAAAAAGTGCTGGTAAAAAATACAGAAGCACATCTTGGTGGACAAATTCATTAATGAACGAATTGAGAAACTACCAATCCAAAAATACAAGTCAATTAGATACTTTTTTTATTGAACCTGGAGATTTGGTATTCTTTATGTATTCTGCAGCATATCCCCAAAGATATGAATATTGGGATCGGCATCCATTGTCTTATATAATTGAAGTAAATCCAAGACAGGGTTGGTTTTTTGGATCAAATCTTCATTATTTAAACCCACAATATCGTGGAGGGATAGCAGAATCTTATCTAAATAAAGAAGGAATAGTAAACGCACCAAAGAAAACACTACATCGTTATTTGTTCTCTGGTGTTATGACAGACTTCTTTAAGATTCCAAAAAATGAATGGAGAGAAATTTCATTACTCCCGACTGAAAAATTTGTAGATAAAAGGGGTCAACCAGTATTCAAAACAAAAGTTTGGGACGCTCCATAAATGGCTTTTCAAGATATAAAACCAAAACCATATTATACAAAGCAAGGAAAAAACTTTAAGCTTCAGTATGACCCCACAAATGGAAATGTACAGCTTGTAGAAGATGGTTTATTGGCAATTGGTACAACTCCAATATTTTATAATGGAAATTTTAGAACAGACTTTTTAGATAATCTCGGAGTAACAACACAAGAAAGAAATACATTATATCAACAAATACAGAATTCAGTTAATACTTCTCACAAAAATGCTGGTGGCAATGCTGCAGGATTGAAATTGCCATCTTGGGCGCAATCATCTCAATTTGGGCAAGCACCAGGATCAACAACTGCACCACCAGGAGCAACACCACCAATTCCAGGTGCAGGATCAATATTATCTCCAGTAAATCCAATTTCAATTAATAATAGTTTTGCTAGTGTAAATGCAAAAAGTGTTTATGGTGGAACTTGGAAATACCCATCTGATATTTTAGAACTTCAGCAAGATACTCTACAAATATCACAGTATCGCTATAAAGCACCAAACCAAGATTCTTTTACTAGTGGTGACTATAAAAACATTTTTTTACAAGGACTACAAAGAAACAGTGCCATACAAGATTATCAAGGAACAGTAATACTCCCAATTCCAAGCGGAGTACAAGATTCCAATGGGGTAGATTGGGGAGGTGGAAATACGATGAGCAATATCAATGCAGCAGTTACCTCATATGTACAACAAAATCCCAATCAAGCTATAGGAGGTCAACTCGCAACACAAGTAGCATCAATGATTACGGGAATTTCTCCTCAACTTGCAAATCAAATTGGAACAATCGCGGCAGCTACTGGATTTGATGTTCAAAATATAATGGGAAGACAGGATATATCTGCACTTATAACCTCTTTTCTTCTTAAAAATGCAGGATTTGACGTAGCACCAGAAACAATCCTATCAAGAGGATATGGAATTGTTCCTAATGCAAACCTTGAATTATTATTCAATGGACCAACATTAAGACAATTTAGATTTACATATCGTATGAGTCCAAGAAGTGAAACGGAAGCATTAGAAATTAGAAAGATAATAAGATTCTTTAAACAAGGAATGGCGGCAAGAAAACAAAATGCTCAAAATGGTTCTGGTGCAAGTTCTTTATTTTTAGGAACACCAAATGTATTTAAATTAGAGTACAAATCTGGAGGAAGATCAATTCCAGGATTAAATAAATTTAAGATATGTGCTTTAACTGGATTATCTGCAAATTATGCACCAGATGGAACTTGGGCAGCATATGATGGTGGTCAACCAGTATCACTAGCTTTAGCAATGGACTTCCAAGAACTTGAGCCTATTTACGAAAGTGACTATCAAGAAACAGTCGCAGTTAATGACAATCCAAAAGTTGGTCCAGACGACATAGGTTACTAAAGATGTCTTATTTTAGAGAACTACCAGATCTTGAATATCTTTCACAGTCTCCAGATAGAAAGTCTAATGGTGATTATATAAAAGTAAAAAATATCTTCAGAAGACCAAAACTTCGTGAAGATATTAAAAATGCTATAACTGCATTCAACTATTATCAAGTTGAAGATGGAGAAAGACCCGATCAAATTGCCGAAAAATTATACAACGATTCAACATTAGACTGGGTAATTCTCATAACGAACAATATCATAAATATAAAAAACGATTGGCCTTTAGATACTCAATCATTTAATAATTATGTTTTAGATAAATATGGATCTGAAGAAAATTTATATAAAGCACATCATTATGAAACGGTAGAAACTAGAGACAATTATGGAAGATTAGTTGTTCCTGGTGGATTAATAGTAGATCCATTAACTTCCTTTGACTTCGCATCAGAAACTACTGGAGATTATATTTTACCGTCATTCCCAGCAGAAAAAGCATTAAATAAAGCCACAGTTAATTTAAACCAAATTCTCAAAGTAGGAACAAGATCAGGTGATGTTGAAATAATCATTCCAGAGGTATCCGCAACTACATCATACTTTTATGCTTATAATAAAAACAACCAGGCAATAAAATTAACTATAATTAATACTTATGATGAATGGCCAGCATCATGGAGTGGTATAAATATTGTAACTGGAAGAAATGAATTATATCGTATTGTAATTAATGATTATATCGGACCAATAGATGTAGAAGTTCCAGATACTTTATATGAAGTTGTTGGAGAATTGAGAGGAGGCAAAATTGTACCAGTATTCAGATTTAAACAACAATAAAAAATAAAAATGCCAGAACCACTACAGGGTCTAAATGTAAAATTTTCAACTAAAGCCTATGAATTATTATATGTAGATGGTGAGAACGTATATATTGCACCAAACGAGATTAAACTTGTAACAAATCTAGAATATGAAACAAAATTAAATGATGAAAAAAGACAAATACTCACATTAAAACCAGAATACCTTGGTGCATTTGTTGGAGACGTTAAGAATATGATGGTCCATGAACCGTCAAGTCAATTTGTAGACAAAAAGACAAAAAGAGTTTATAACTCTCGTATCAAATAAAAAGGAGGGAGATAACTCCCTCCTTTCTTTTTAGCAAGAATATTTTTGAACTTCAGTCCATCTTTTTATATAACCTTCATTTATTCCATTTCCAGAAACATATTCTTCACGATATATTTCTCTTTTGCATATATTATAGTATCTTGGATAATAATAGGTTGGATAATATCCACCATTTTTAAATGGTCTCCAAAATTGATTCCAAGTGATAGCTTTAGATGGAGAGGAAAAAAGAATTAAAAAAAGAAGAACCAGAATCTTCATTATGATTCTGCTAGTTTTTGGAAATAAGATAATGCATCATCCTCATCATCGTCTTCAGATGATGAATTTGAAGAAGGTACACTATTGTAATTTGTCGTTTCCCCACGACGCTCTCTTTCCCACTCTTCTTCTTCTGCAACAACTTCAGGGTCTTGATTCTTTGGAACACCACGAAGACCAAGAGTATATTCTAGGCGCTTCTTCAGATCATCATAAGACTTAAATTCCTTTAGATCGGTAAAGTCATTTAGATTATTCAGAGACTTGTAGATGCCTTCGAGTTCATCATCATCACCATCAAGAAGAGCAGAAGGAGATGCAAACTCTGATTTGTCATAATTCCAATACCCATCTTTCTTGACGAGTTTCAGTTTGAAGTTAGCACCAGTCCAGAAATCAAAGGGATTGATTGGTTGTTCATCATCAAATTCTGGTTGCATTGCTGCCATAATCTTATCAAAGATTTTTTTACCGAATTTATAAAGAAATACTTTACCTTCATTATCTGGATTTGCAGGATCTTTAACGACGTAAATATTAGCAAAATATGATAGCTTACGCTTTTGTTTACGTGCCTCTTCTTTATCACGGTCGGAACCAGAATTCCAAAGAACACGGTTCTTCTCACAGACAGGGCATTGCTGACCAAGAGTAGTGAGGCAGTTGTCAATCAACCAACCACCAGGACCTTGAAATGCATGAGACCATACTTGTGCCCAAGGTAGCTCACAACCTTCGGGGGCAGGGAGGAAACGGATAACTGCGGAACCTACACCGCTTTTATCCATAACAGGTTTCCAAAAACGGTCATCATCTTTGGAACCAGAATCGTTGAGTTTCTCAACTTGCTTGATGAGTTTCTCGGTAAGGGAACCCATTTTTGATTGCTTTTTAAGATCAGCAAATCCCATTCGTATTCTCCGTATTAGTAGTATTGAAAGTGTGTGCCGTATTGGTACGTATTAATTGTAGCAAAACCATTGTCAAATGTCAAGGCTATTTTCGAGGTTTTCTATGCTATTTTCCATTATATTGAAAAAATCATTAATGCTTTGACCTTCTTTCAGACCAAACATTTTTGCAGATTCCATAATTTTTTCTTTCATTTCAATTGCTTCTGGATCATCAGATAAAGATAGCCGAAATATAAAAAGTTTCTGTTTTTCAAGAAATTCTTTCATTCTATCCAAATGTTCTTTTTTTCCTTCCTTGTCAAGAAAAGGAAGGTTCATAATATCAATGAACAGTTGATTTTGGAGATCATCCAACTCAAGTAAAGATTCCTTTACAAGTTCTGATTCAAAAAAAGAGCTCACAATACGATCTCCCGCAATACTTCTTTGTATTTTGCTACATCAATATTTAGAAATGGTTTATATTTAAATATTCTCAAACTTACGGTTTCCCACACAGGATCATCAAGACGTTTATCAAATGTAGAAGAGTAATTCAAAATTAAATCGAGAATTACGATCGTCTCTAAACTAATAGCACCTTCAAGATATTTTTTAAGTATTTCTGGATGTCTTCCTTTTTTGCAAGAGAATAAATCTTTAAAATTTTCTTTTTGAATAAAAATCTCAACTTCTGTTTTAAACATATAAAACAGACTTTGAATTTTTTTTAGCCAATCCATATATACAGATTCGCCATTTCTTATTATCTCACCTATCCATAATGATTGTGGATCATTGCACGATGAAAAATTTGCTACAAAATATGCCTTAATTTCATCATCAGTCTTTTGCCTGGAAGTTCTTTCAAAAAAATACCTATCGGTCCTCTTATGAAAAGAGTCCAGAGAAGCTCTGGACTTTCCGCAATATTTAAAATAATCGTAATTCTTTTTTGAAAAATGGTTTTTAAAAGCAAGATATGTTTTATAAACTTCAAATGGAGTCACGTTATCAAAGAGGTAATTTTGCTCTCGTAGTTTTCTTAAGGAAATTCAATTCTACAGCATTATGCTTTAGTTTTTCCTTTAGAGGTTTAGAAATTAATTTTGATACATTCTCTACCTCAATGCTATTTTCTTCACAATAAGTGACAATTGCATCAATATAATTAATTTTAGATTCTTTTACAATCTTTTCAATTTCTTGTGCAAATTTTTGTGGGCACAAAAATTTTGTGCTTAATTCTTCTTTTATTTGTTCATTCATATTCCTGAAGTTTATCTCTAACAAACTTTCTAATGTATTCTGTGAGAAGTTTAATGTATCTCGATTTGTCTCTTTCTTCATAAACAACGCATTCTCCATTTTCGCAAGCCATAATAATTACAAGTTTTTTAACTGAAATACCAGTCAATTCGTAAAGCATACATCCATATGCCATACATTGAACAAAATAATGTTCAATCCACTCCCTTGGTTTAGGTTTTTTAGAGGTCTTAAAATCGATTATTGCTAATTCCCCATCATATTCAGCGATACAATCAACTGTCCCAGCAATTCCTAATTGCTTACTATATAGGGATCCTTCAAGAGCGTGAATGTTATTTATACGATTAAGTTGTGGTTTAGCAATTTTAAAGAGAAACTCTGATATTGGCTGAACTCCTGGGAGATCTTCATTTTTAAGATGATATTCAACTAGCGTGTGCATATCAGTTCCACGACTTGTTGCCGCTTTTGTGATGCGCTCTGCTTCTTCATTACCAACTTTTTTGCGCCAGTTAATAAAGATCTCTTTATTAAAATGACTGGTTACTGAAGTAATGGAGACCAGTCGAAGAAGTTCTTCTTCCGTTGGTACTTTATAATAACGAATCCCATCAATAGTTTCTCTTTCCAAACTTGGGAGCTTCAGATCGATGTGATTGAACATTAAAAACCTGCTTCCATTTTTGCAATAATATATTCTTTAACAAGTCCTGAACGAACAATATCATCCACCCCAAACTCAATTATATCAAAAGATGGCATTTTCCTCAAGATATTCATAAAGTCACTAATACCTGTCCTTTCATTAGTTTTAACTAAATCGGATTGTGAAGCATCACCACAGAAGCAAATCCTACTATTTTCCCCAACACGAGTAATTATAGAATCAAGTTCATGAAAATTAAGGTTTTGATATTCATCAACAATAATAATAGAGTTATCTAAAGTTGACCCCCGAAGAAAAGAAGTACTCCAAAATTTAATAGTTTCCTGCGATTTTAAATTTCCATAAAGCATCTCAAATTCAGCATCACTTGGCATTTGGAACATGTACTTAACCATGTTCTTGTATGGAATTTGATAAAGTGCAGACTTATCATCATGATCGCCAGGAAGAAATCCGATCTCACGAGTTGCAACTAAAGAACGAACAATATAAATTTGCTCATAAGGAGTAATCTCATTAAGTACTTCCTTTAAAGCATTATAAAGAGTGATAAACGTTTTACCAGTTCCTGCACATCCATATGCAACTAAATGTTTTCCTTTAGAATAAGATTCAAAAAGTTTTTTCTGATTTTCAGTTAAAGGGTCAATTTCAATTAAATAATCAGAACTAATTGGCTTTCTTCTTTTCATCTGCTTGGCAGTCATTCCAACTCCAATTGGATGATTATCATTACTTCTTCTTTTTCTTGCCATTTAATTATTTGTAGGGTTTTACTGTAGATCCTGGAACTTGAGATACTTTATGAAGTACCTCATTCCATCCTCCATCTGTTTTGTTCTGGAAATCTCCAACAGAACTAACAGAATTTAAAATGGTTGGCATTTGTATGATATTTGGATGTTCTTTAAGATAAGGTTCTCTTTCTGCCATATACATCCATTTTTCAAAAATTTCACCTGTGTCTGTATTTTGGAATCTATATGTTGGCATTAGTATCAATTATATACAAAAATATTTATTCTATCGTTATTGATGGTGCATCAACACATTCTGTACATCCCTCACGAGTCCAACCAAGTGCTTCAGATACGGAAGGAAACTGACAAGTAAAGATACAACGAATCAAGTTCTGCAATCTCCATATGTTCCTTTTGTGTACCGTGTGCAGAACGAAGATCAATATAATGGATCCATGACCTTACAGAGCCAGTCATATAGAGTCTTGTGGGGGTCGCCAAGGGAAGTACAAACCTTGCACACTCCTTTGCCACTCCCTTCTCTAGGAGGCGGTTATATAGGCGCAACCCTTGCTCAAAATGAACGCGGATGTCTTCTGTCAAAGTCAGTTTCAAATAATCAGGAATATCATCAATTGAGTTTTGACGATTCTTTGTATCCTGACGACGTAGTTCAGGAAGAGGAATAGTATTGTTTAAAAGATTAGTATCAGCATACCGTTGCGAAAATTCTTGATATGTGAACGAACGGTGACGAAGGATTTGAGCCGCCAGTCCACGAGTAGTATTAATCTCTACTGTCATACTTGCTTGCTCAAAGATGCTCCAGTGTTGATGTTGAATACAATACTTAAGCAGCCCAGAGAACTTTTCATTCTCTTGATTCGCAGGGTTACTTACGCGAGCACAGTATGCCATGTGCTTTTCTGCGTCAGGAGTAACACTGATTAGTTTTTCTTCTGGTTTCATAAACTCAAATTCGTTTAAAATTTCCATAACCTCGTATTTTAT